AATTTTGAGCTTGACGCGGCAGGTAACCCAGTTAATGACAGTCAGCTTAATGAGTACGGCTTATTAGCTGCTTACTCGGCACTAGGTGTAACCAATACAATTTATGTCCAACGTGCTAACGTTGACCTAGCGCAATTAGCAGGCACAAGCATTCGTCCAACAGGTACGCCAACAGACGGTACGTACTGGTTAGACACAGCAACCGGCAGCACATCATGGGGTGTGTTTGAATGGTCTCAAGACGACGGTTTCCTTAATCAAACAGGTAATATTACAGTAATTACCGATACTGACTATTTAAGTGCTGGTGTTCCACTAAGCTCATTTGGTTCTATTGGTAATTATGCAGTAGTTGGTACAAGCTCAAGCAATCCAATCTATTATAAAGGTTATGACAATGCCTGGGTACTAGTTGGTAGTGATGGTTGGAAATCAGTAGTACCAACAGTTATAGGCTCAGTAGCTAGCCCAACGGTAACTGGTGGTAGTAAATTAGTTATTAATGGTAATACTGTTACTGTTAGCGGTACAACTGTTACTTCTGCAGCAAGTGCAATTAACGCTGCTACACTAACTGGTGTTAGTGCTCGAGTTAACAGCACAAACCAATTAGAAGTCTTTGTAAATGGTAGTACTATTATTTACAGTAATGCTGCAGGTAACGTTCGAGGTGCTATTGATACCGCTACAAGTACAGCAGATACATTACAAATTATTAAAGGTAGTGTATTCTTAGGCAGCAACGTTGACTGTTCTGCTAACTTAGGCATATTAGATGCTAACCTAGCCACTGTTAGTGGTGGTGGCAACATTTATACATACAATGGCCCTACTGTACAATTTAGTAGCTACACAAACCCACCAGCATGGAGAACAACCGACGTAACAACTCGTCCAGATGGTTCTATCTGGTTAAAAACATCAGCAACTGGTAATGGTGCAAGCTGGGCTATTAAAGAATACGATGCTAACGTAGACAGTTGGACACAATTAGCCGCTCCGTTATATGCAAGCGATGCTGCTGCAATCCAAGGGTTAGACCCAGTTGCTGGTGGCGCTGGCTTAGCCGCAGGTGCTATCTATGTTAAATATGACACATTGAGCTCAACAACACTTACATTTAAACCATACATTAAAAATGTAGCAGGTGTTACAACTATTACAGGCACAGTAGCAGGTGGCTCAGCAACATACACAGCAACAAACAGCTTCCGTTTAGATGTAAGCGTACCAGCAACTGCGTCACTAGCAAATGCTACAGTTACATTAAGTGGCACTACAGCAAGTAGTTTAGTTGCAGATATTTTAGCTACTGGACTACCCAATATTGCAGCAGGTATTAACTCAAACGGTCAAATTTTCCTATCACATTTGGCTGGTGGTACAATCCAAATTACACAAATTGCAGGTACACCATTGGCTACGGCAGGCTTACTTGCTGACAGTCATGTACAAATACTGATTGCTGGTATTGTATACCTAGCAAGTCCGTTTACTCCGTTAACATACTTCTACGGTGACACTGCTCCATATAGCAACCCAGCAGAAAGTACATTATGGTATTACAGCGATCCTACTGAAGTAGATATCTTAATGCATGATGGTACAGGTTGGAAAGGTTATCGCAACGTTTCAAACGATGCACGCGGCTACGACCTAACAAACACAGACGCAAGCGGTGTTATTATGAGTGCTAGTCAACCAACAACACAAAGTGACGGCGCTAGTCAACTAGTAGCAGGCGACTTGTGGATTAACACAAGCGATTTGGCTAACTTCCCAGCACTATATCGCTACAATGGCATATCATGGGTGCTAATTGACAATACAGATAATGTTGATGCAGACGGTATTTTATTTGCAGATGCACGTTGGTCAGCAACTGGCAATGTAAATGTTATTACAGATACACTACCGAGTATTGTTGGTTTACTAACTAGCGATCATTTAGATCCAGATGCTCCTGATTATCAACTATATGCACGTGGTACATTATTGTTTAATACACGTCGCAGTGGTTATAATGTAAAATCATTTAAGACAGATTACTTTACAAGTGCAGAATTAGTCGCAGTCGGTAGTACAGAAGCTGATGCATGGGTAAGTGCTAGCGGTGAAGATCCGACTACAGGTATTCCATATTTTGGTTACAAAGCACAACGTAGCGTAGTTACAGAAGCATTGAAAGCTGCTATTGCATCAAGCACAACATTACGTGAAGACCAAACACAGTTTAACTTAATTTGCTGCCCGGGTTACACAGAATTAATCCAAGACATGATCACTTTAAATAACGATCGTGTAAACACAGCGTTCATTATTGGTGATAGTCCAATTGATTTACCATCAGACAGTACATCGATTGACAATTGGGCACGTAATGTTAACCTTGCTGCAGACAATGGCGAAACTGGCCTAGTAAGCCGTAGTGAATATCTAGGTGTTTACTATCCAAGTGGTTTAGCAACTAACTTAGATGGCAACTCAGTAGTTGTTCCGCCAAGTCATATGATGTTGCGTACAATAATCCGTAGTGATGCAGTTAGCTATCCGTGGTTTGCACCAGCTGGTGTACGTCGTGGCTTAATTGATAACGTATCAAGCATTGGTTATGTTGATCGTAACAATGACAACGTATATGTAAGTATCGGAGTTACAAATGGTCTACGTGATGTTCTTTACAGAAACAGCATTAACCCATTAACAGTACTTCCGGGCGTAGGCTTAGTTGCATACGGTCAAAAAACACGTTCAGCATCAGCAAGTGCAATGGATCGTATTAACGTAGCTCGTTTAGTGGTGTACTTACGTACAGTATTAGCAAAACTAGCTGCACCGTTTATATTTGAACCAAATGATACTATTACACGTAGCCAAGTTAAAGCGGCATTTGATTCAGTGTTTAATGACTTAGTTGCTAAACGTGGTATCTATGATTTCTTGGTAGTTTGCGATACAACCAACAACACTCCGTTACGTATTGATTCTAACGAGTTGTGGATTGATATTGCAATTCAACCAGTTAAAGCAATTGAGTTCATTTATATTCCAGTACGTTTACAAAACACTGGCGCAGCGTTAACAATTAATTAATATACGCATATAATGGGAGAGGTAACTCTCCCAGTTTGCAATAGAAAAAATGGTAAATACTATAAAGTATTAAAAGGAAAATAAGATGGCAACATCATCATTAAGCAATTTTACAGTGCCGTTATCAACAAACCAAAGTGCCAGCTCACAGGGTTTGTTAATGCCAAAATTAAAGTTCCGCTTTCGCGTAACGTTCTTAAATTTTGGTGTTACACAACCGTCAACTGAGTTAACTAAACAGGTTATTGATTTTAAACGTCCGCAGGTAACTTTTGACCCAATTGAAATCCCAATCTACAACAGTAAGGTTTATCTAGCTGGTAAACCAACCTGGGCAGAATGCTCATGCAACCTGCGTGATGACGCCAGTGGCGAAGTTACTAAACGTGTCGGTGAACAGATGCAGAAACAGTTTGATTTCTTTGAACAGGCTAGTGCAAGTTCTGGCATTGATTATAAATTCCAAACTATTCTAGAAATTCTTGATGGTGGTAATGGTGCAAGTACTCCAAACATCTTAGAAACTTGGGAACTGCAAGGTTGTTACTTATCTGCAGCAGATTATGCCGATAATAACTATGCAACTAATGAACCAATGACAATTGCTCTAACAATTCGTTATGATAATGCATTACAAACACCTACAGGTTCAGGTATTGGTGCTTCTGTAACAAGAACATTTGGTACCGTAATTACTGGTTAATCCAGACGAAAATTAAACTAATACAAGCCCGGTTAAAATCCGGGCTTTTTTATCTCGATAAATAATGTATATAGGATAAGTTATGAGTCAGAATAATATTTGGGGCGACCTGCTCCAATCCATAGCACCAGAACAAAACATACGCGACTATCAACACGCCGCCCGTACATTTGTTGACGGCTTATACAGACTAAGTCCCAAACTTAGCAACCTGTACCATGTATTCATCGACCTAAATCAAAATATAGCAGGAACAGATCAAAACAGTCTAATAGAA